TACGTTGAACAAGCTAGATGTAGGAGAGATTGAAATAACTTTTAACAGAATCGGTGGAGACAATTCACTTGTATCAAAGGCGTTGTCAGTATCTAGTACAGTTACAAGTGCTAATTGGACAGTAGATGGAAACGTAGAAGTGCTGATGGGTGCAGTAGATAGGAAGCCTAACTAATGCCACTGTATGTATTTGTATGCAATAATGATGAGTGTGAGATAAAGGACTTTGAGGAGTTGGTAAGTTACGATGACGATAGCAACTTTATGTGTCCGGGGTGTGGAGAGACTAGTTACGAAAAAAAGCAATTCTATCAGTTTGACTTTCGGATGTAATACAATGGGGAGCTTACGCCCCCCAAAGTAAAGAAAGGAGAACTGAAAAAACAGTTCTAAAAATATTTTAGTTTAGAATGTGTCCTTTTTCAACATGGACAGTTTTAAAATATGCTTTTCGGAATTTTATATTCCCAATTCTTTTGAACTATCAAGGCTCTTTTTAATACGCATTTCTTCCTTGCGTAAGCCTTTGGTCAGGTCTAAGAACACATCTAACTCCATTGTAACTAGATGCACTGCAGTATTCTGATTTACCTTGTGTGTCTGTGCTACTATGGGTATCTTACGTGTTGCGTTGCCTGCGTCTCGTGCCTGTTGGACTGCTTTGAGTGTTCTGCTAGACACAACTTTACCTGCCTTGACTTCAAGTGCAAACTTAATTGACTCTACATCAGGCACATGTCCTGCCCTACCCGACCTGCCTGTTACAGGGTTACGTACTGCATTAACTTTCTCCCCACCTATTGCATCTGCCCACCATCGTTCCCATCTCTTCCATACTGATTTATCCATCTCTACCTGCCTTTCTCCTTACACTAGCACCCTGCAACACAACGTTCTTAGATAGCGTGTGGTCTTGCAATCTGTCTGCACAGGCACCACCAAGGTATTGTGCCCATTCAGAAGAGTTGATGTTGGTTGTGATAAATGTTGGGAGTTTGGTTTCATATCGTGTGTCAATGATGTCAAACAAGACTTGCCTGCTCCAATCAGTAGCGTATTCTTGTCCTAAATCATCTAACACAAGATACTGTATCTTCTCTATTTTTTCAAGATACTGAATCCATTTCTCACTGCTATGTTGTGATATCCATGCCCTGCTATTGTTCATGATTTCACGCACAGTTGTATAGTGCACAGGCTTGCCCATACCTATGAGATTAGCAGTTGAAGCCTTAGCAAGGTGAGTCTTGCCTAGACCCGGTGGACCCATCATAATCAGCCATGGTTCTCCCTCGTCATTCATCCACTTGATTACTGATTCCTTTGCATACGGTCCGTCATCGTAGTAGCTTGTGTCAAACTCTGAGAGGTTTGGTACATTGCCAGACGTAAGTCCAGACTGCCCCCAAAGAAATTCTCTCATAGTACCCTTGCTTTCATTGATAGCACATATACATGGGAAGCACTTTCCAAAGTCAGGATGAGTGCTTGCAAAATGCCCTGAGAGCCACTTTAATCCACTACACACGCAATCTTTAGGTGTCTTCCACCTCACTGCACTATCCTGCTCTGCAGACTGCATGTAATCGTTTAATTGCTTCATCGTGTAGTTTTTTGGTAATTGGTCTGACCTGTCGGGTAGCACAGGAACTTTGCCCTGTGCCACCTTTCTTGGGTCGTTATCCTCGAATAAAGATTTGAACTCACTCATTTTTAATGCCCCTTAATTTCCTCTTATCGATTAAACTTTGAATCGCAAACATTTCCTTTTTTCGCATTTCAATAAGTTCTTCTGAATAACTAATCATTTCTTTGTATTCGTTAACGTGTGCCACTTCATGCCTTATCCAATTACGATAACCCTTTACAACAACATCCCAGTCCTCACTATTCATTTGTTCTATCCTTCTTCTTTCAGCTTCCCCGTCCCTGTGAAAGTAATCTAATCTGCCCATCATGCTCTCCTATTCTCATAAGTTTTATTTGTCAGTATTCTTCCTAAGTCAGCATCCTTGTTAGCAACTTTCCAATATGTTCTTCTACCTCTGCCTATCCACCCAGCGTTATCTAAAAAGCCTTTGCCTTGTAAGCGTTTACAGTATGTGTGCACTCTTGTATACAAAGCGTGTTTTTCTTCCGTAGATATTTTAGGACCTGCTAATGTATTTACAATGTGTGTGCTGCTGAATGATTCATTAGGGGTTTTGGTCATAAAAAACTGAACTATTGATTTCATTGTCACATTTAAATCATCGTATCTTTTGTATTTACGATAAGTGGTTTCTGATAATTGCTCTTTAATACTTCTAGCTTTATCTCTGTGATAATTGTAAAGAAGTTCAAGTTCAATTCTGTCTAATTTTAAATCATCCATCATGCTCTCCTATTCTCCATCCATCGCTCAGCAATAGAGTCTATATCAGGTGTGTCTGAAACACTGTGCACAACACGTGCAGCCAAAACTGCAGGGTTGCAAGCATCACAACACTTGCCACTGTTTTCTATTGGATATGGGTTGTGCCCATGTCCGTTAATAACGTTCTTACATATTACGCAATACATAAGTACTCCTTTCTTTTAGTTTGTTTAGAACGTAGAACGTTCTGTGCGTGAGCGTCCCTGAACACGCACAGAACTGATACGGAATTAAATCTCGTCATCTTCCATGACTCTAACTACCTGTACGTTTTGGTAGTTTTTCTCTGCACCATTGAAGACTTTGTTCTCAAATGTTAGTTTGCACAACACTCTCGTGCCATTCTCAAGACTCCTGTATACATCAGGTTGTTCTTCGAATATCCAATACGATATGTTGTACTCATTCCACTTTGGTTCAAAGCCATTGACCTTCACAATATCCATGAACTCTATCTGTCCATAGGGTTGACCATTAGCAGTCTGCAACTCTTTAAACGTGTTGACTGTAAGCACCTTGGCATCAGTAACTTTCCTGTTTCCTTGGTCCTCTACAATCGTAAAAACGTTCTCTGTGTCGTCATTGCTGGTAACGCTGGTCTCTTCCGTAGGAAGAGACTGAGACGTGTCTTGAACTGACTCTGGCTTGTAAACCTTTGGCTCAGCCTGTGGTTCAGGTTCGGGTGCACTCACAACAGTTTGTGTACCATCTTCATCCCACTGAACATCAGCACCAAGTTCTGATGGTTCGTATGCACCTGTGCCATGAAATGCGTCAGGGCAATGCCATTTCGCACCATTACTCATGGCTCTTGCATACAACATGTTACGTGGGTATTTAGTAAAGTTTGGGTTCTTGGTTAAGTCTGCTTTACCTGCATCCTCAATCGTAAAAGTGGAATTTCCCACTTTTTCCCAACCATCCCCATTGACCTCAAAGAAATCAATAGAACACAACTTGTCAGTGTGTTCAACAACCTTGTACTTGTACTTGCCTGACCTCTTTATCATGTCAGCAAATTTGTGTGAGTAGAACGAAGGCTTGCCTTGCACTACATAAATGCTAGTCATTGCCTCGAATGGTCCTAACCCATACTCACGTCCTGCCATAATAGTGACCAAAGCTTGTTGAGGGTTCTTGAATTGTGCAAACAGTCCCGAACCTATAAAATCGTTTGCTATCTGTTTCATGTCGTCATACGACATAGGTAGATTATCCATCTAGTTCTCCTTCCATTTCTATTGTATTCCTGATAAGCGACTTAGCTTTGTCAGAAATAATTTGATTCTGTACTTTATTGGTTACGATTTTGATTGTCAAGCCTGACTCTTGTCTAGCATCTCCAATCCTATCTGCAACAACACCTTTGTATTTTTTGGCAATCGAATTTAGATGTACCCCATCTGGTTTAGGTGGTGCAGGTGGCTTGAATAGCTTGGCTTTATCAGCATCGCTAACACCTTTAACATCCTCAATAGTCTTGATGATGTCAGCATTCCAATCAACCTTGGTATGCTCACGCTTGACAACTATGCCCTCTATATCAATAGACTCTAGCTTGTCAGGATGCTTACTAAGTTTAATTTGAATGTCTTGTTTTAGTTGTGACGCATTAGCAGTAGCCATCTTAGCTAATGATTGCCACACAAGGTAGCTTTCTACCTCGTCATAAGTGATTTCGTCCGTCATAATGGCATCTCTCCTTCTTTTGGTTCTATGTGTACATCAGTCAGGTGTATTGGTTCTGAGTCCTCTGCAGGCTTCTCGTACACATTGTTTTCTTCTGCAGACTCTTCTGCAGCTTTCTCTGCTGCAAGTTCTTCTTGTTGTACTTTGTACTCGTCTTGTGCGTCATCTGAGTACACAATCTCATCAAACTCAGGAGACTTTTCGGTCTTGGTGGTCTGTAAACCTGTGCCTACACAAGTAGTACATGGTATCGCCATGATAGGTTTCTTTTCCTTAGTCCTCTTGTCTCCATAACGTATGATGCTTTCGTGATACAGATTGCCAAAACCTTTGCACTCAGCACAATATTTTTTCTTACCGGGCATGCTATGCTCCTTTCCATTGGGTAGGTAGTTTGTAATCAGTGTTAGCTTTTACCCATTTGCCAACACGTCTTTCTCTACTGCCATCTCTGTCTACAATCTTGTAGTGCAGGGGAGCAGTGTAAGTTGTGCCCTGTTCACCATTGACACCAACACGAATCACTGCATACGATAGTTCGTTGTCAGGATGTGGGTTATCCATGGTGCTCACAGGCACACCTCTTGCTTCTGTCACAACTGCATACATCAATGCGTTTGTATCCTCAGCAACATGCTTAACGAAGTCTGCCCAGATTTCTGTATTTTCTGGCAATACTGCAAGCACAGGGTAGGGGACCACATCAAATGCGTTCTTGTCTACACCGAATCTCTCAAGCACATTGAAGAACTTGTCTTCATGGTCTTGCAACTCAGGTGGCAACTTGCTACGGTCTGCAAGCGACATCATGACTGATGACACTTGACCTGTGTGATAGGTTTGTTGGTCGATGAGTAACTGCAATGAAGATACCATTGCGTCACTCACTCCTGTTAGTTTGTCTTTGTCCATAGTTATCCTTTGAAAAACGACAACACATTCATGATGTCGGTAGTTGATAGTTGTCTTGGGTTGTGCACATCAACGGCAAGGTCTACAGGTAGTGGGTGGTCTCTGCCATCACGACCAATGTACATGGTTGCGAACCTCACACCTTGTTCTAGCCACTGTTGTGCTTGTGTTCTGCAACAGTTGTCAGCATCCCTGTTCATACACACATTAGGCTTACCATCTGTAATCACAAGCACTTTGCTACTCTCCAAATCAACGATTTGTGAAAGCTTCTTCATAGCACCACACAATGGTGTAGCTGACTTGACGATACTTGGTATAGTACCTTTTGTGATTGGAATCAATACTGAATGGCTCCCAGTTTCTGCAATGTAGTGACGTGATGCAGTAAAGCCATAAGCTTTAGTGTCAGGAAACCTAGATTGTATTGCAGACAGAGTGTTCATTGCTGCATGCATAGGGTAGTAATCATGTTCATGACTCCCCATAGATGACGACATATCTACAAGAACAACCATTTCTGTTGCAGTTTGTGGATACTTGTGAAACACTCGTGCATCGCCAAGCAAAGGCAATCGCCATGCTCTACGTGATACTCTGTGACCTGAGTTACCTAATGTATTTGCACCTCTGTCCAATGCACCTTCCAACTCAAGCGATTGAATTGGGATGGTTGGGGTAAAAGGCTCTGTCTCTCCTGTCTCATACAATGCTGCAGTACACTTCTCTGCTTGCATACTCCTGTTAGCACCGTTAATTTTTTCTTGGTTCTTGAGGTTATCCTCAACTGCACCCTCAAAGTCTTTGGGTGCATCCCCAAGCCCTGCAGTAGCACGCTCTACCTCAGTCTCCTTAGCATTCTCATTTACAACTGCATCCTTTACCTGCTCAATGATTTCGTCCTTTACGTCCTCAATGTTTTCCTGAGTCTTTGACTCTGCAAGCTTTCCTTCTTGGTCTTGTTGCATGGCAGTATGAGTTGTAACCTGACCTGCAGGTGCATCGTCAAGCGTACCTTGTTCGTGCAACTGAAACTCAACTGCAATCTCCAAAGCACCAAGCAGAATTGCAGTGGCATTGGTTGTGTCCCTCAGCCTTGCAATCAAGTCTTTGTGTCGTCTGCACAAATCCTCAACTACAGGGTCACGTATCTCACGCAAAGTCGTATTGCCATACAGATACTTACGGAACCAAGCCAACTGTATGTCGTACTCTTTTGCTTCACTCGTTACAAGTTTTAGCTTGTAGAACATCTTGTTCCTACCGTCAACCTCTTGCTTTGCAATGTCTTTACAATGCTCTTTCCAAATCTTGGGTCTGTTGAAATGCAGACTCGCAAGCTTGGCACACCTTCTGTTGTCCAACATGTTGTAGATGGTGTCAAAGTGAGGCACGTTGTAGCCGTCATTACCTGCAGGGTTACGTTTAGACATAACTTCCTTTAGCTTTCTAACGACACGCTTTGCCATTTCTTTGGGATGAAACTTAACCTGAGCAACAGTCAGCAGGTTTGCATTGAATGGCAATCTACCTGACGGTTTCTCAACACGCCATCCATCGCCATACCAACTCGTAACCTTTGAATCGTATGGGTCACCATACGAAGATGTGTCCATTTCAAGTTGACTATCCAAACCTGCTTGGTGTTGCAAGAAGTTTAGATGGTCTTTGGTTTCATCCTTTGGTTTTCTTTTCCGTGTTTTATTCCAATTAATTTGCATAATGCTCCTAACTTTCAAAGTGTGCAGTTGCTGATGTCATCACAACTGATTGGAAGTCTGCTTGTACCTTGTCTCTTAGGTTGAGGCGTATAGCATCAACTGCATCAAAGCCACGACCAACTAGCTTTGCCAAGTACATAAGGTCACGTGTCGATACGTAAGTAACAGGCTCGTTCCTCATGTCATTCGCCCAATTCAAAAACGCTTGAGCATACGTTGCATCACCACCAAGTATGTCTTCTAGTGCAGACTTCTCATCACACAATGGCTCTGAGATAAACTTGTATATCATCATCCTAGACTTGAGAGCCTCGTCAAGGTTCACAACGTTGTAGCCTGATGATGGTGGGTTTGCTGTAGCTAGTAGTTGAAAGTCCTTGTGAACTTTAATCTTCTCGCCACTCTTTTCTGTTAGGGTAAGTATTCTTGTTTCATCGGTAACACCCATGATTCTACCGATGTGTTGTTGGTTAAGTCGTGTAATCTCGTCCATCAATAGGAATGAGCCTTCACGTGCTGCACGTGTCAGGGGACCATCAGACCATGACATAGTAGGTCTGCCTTCATCATCTGCGACTGCTTGGTATCCACCAACCACGTCAATGATGTCCAATCCCGGATGGCAACCAACATACTCTGCATCTCTGCCAGACTGTTTGATTACCTCGTGCATAACTTGTGTCTTACCACAACCTGCACTACCTAGTAGTACCACAGGGAATGGTGAAACGTTTTTGATATCCTCAATCAGGTCAAGACCTGCTTGGGTAAATCTTGGTTTATGAGTTCGGTCACGAACTGTTTTTAGTTTCATGTGTGCCATGTTTTCTCCTTTACTTAAGCACTCTTTTTCTTACGTCTTCTGCATAAAGCATGAGGTACTTGTACTCAGTTGACCTCATTAACTTGGCTCTCTGCGATGACTCTAATGTTTCGATAGCATAGATAAGCTTTTGTGCTCTCATTGCTAGCTCTTGCAATCGTTCTCCGATTGTTACTTGCATGATGTTCTCCTTTCTTTGAACAAGTTTAGCATAATGTGTACAAGTTACACAAGATACTCGTCAGATGACTCTGACTTCTGTTCTGCAACTGGTTCATTAGTCGCAGGTTTAGCTTTAGCTTTGGGCTTGTCAGGTGCAGGCTTTGCTGCAGGCTTTGTGTAACCCATAGGCTTAGTGTAGTTGTCTTGCAAAATCTTGTTTGCATCCAACTCGTTGTTTGCACAAACTTGTTTAAGTTCGTACCAAGATGTCGTGCTAGGTAACTCCATACCTAATCCGTTTAGGTAGCTGATAACAACTGACCTCTTCTCTTGTTTCTTAACTGCTAACCACATAGTTTCTCCTTTCTGCTAGTTGGTTATTTAATTTATTTATTCATATAAATATGAATAAATTAAATAAGCGATACGATGTGTACGCATCATGACTCATTCTTGCTCCTTTACTATGCGTGAATGTTCATCTAGTTCCTTAAAGTATTCCAATGCGTTTTCGTATTCTGCATCTATCTCGTCATCTGACCATTGGCACAATGGTTTCTCTCCTGTATGCAACCCCATCAACTCGTCCCACATATCGCCAAAGTTACCAGACTCCCAACCTTCTCCCCAATATTCAAGTATTGTTTCGTACTTGTGCGTTCGTATTTTTTCTGCCACGTTGTTCTCCTTTCGTTAGTTTCGTGGTAAATAAAGGGGCTAGTAAGACGTACCCAGCTACATTGTTTTGCGACCGAGGAACCTTAGTTGGTAACTCCTATCCCAAATCTCACCACCCCTTTGATATAGCGAGCAGTTTAAAGTCATGCTCAGGACATCCAAGGAGGTTCAAGGCTTACGCAAGGTGCTCCCACCTGCTGTAAGCATCGTTAGATATCGTGTCCTTGTCTAGTTGAGCCACCTCTTCAGGTGTCATCTGTTCGTCATCATCGTAGATGTCACTAGCCACAATCTTCCCATTCTGCATGGTAGGGTCAAAGTCATTTGCAAACTCCACGATATCTTTGACCCCACCAGTGTAAGGAGCGATGTCTGAGTTGGACAAAGTCCAAGCTAACTCCATGCTTTTGTACTCGACATTCCTGACTACGCTTAGTAAGTCAATAGCCTCTTGTAGTCGTGCCATCATGTCAGTGAATTGTTCGTTGGTTAGGTAGACATTGGTTTTTTTGATGTCCATCAGTTCTCCTTGTGCTTGTTATTATTAATATTCATTATTCATTATCATAGATAATGAATATTAATAAGCGATGGGATACGAAATGTGAATGTGTGACACATCGTGAACATGATTCCCATTACTCGTTACATTCATGTAAGTATTTTAGCAGATGTTGTTTATCTTCGCAACAATGTGTACATGTTTGCGAGCTGTCCTGTTGCAACTGCAAAGTACCCAAAAGACCCTCGTCCTTCCCTCGGGGAAACATAAACGCATAGTTTAGGTTCAAATAACATCATTGCGTTGTCATCATTGCGTTGCAGGTCGCCCCCCCCGTTCGCATATTACGAATACCCCAAGCCCCAAGCTTACTTCCGTGGCGATTGCGATAGCAATCAAAAAAAACGTCCCTGCGTTTATCGCAAAGGACGTTTTTATGAAGGACTAGGGTTGCACTAAATGTGCAACCCAAATCTCTCGGCTATGTTAGAAATTTCTGCATGGTAGTCTAGTACGAGGTCGCTGACATCTAAGCCAGCGTCCTTCATATCTTTGATTGCATCGACCATCGCATTGTACTCCATCTTAGCGTTGTTAAGTTGCTGAGCTACTGTCTCCAGTAGCTCGGCATTTACTTTGTGTAGCTTAGGCATTAGCTTTCCTCCTGTTCCACTTAGTTTTCCATGTTGAGCAGTCGCCATTCTTGCGTACATGTGCTTGTGCACCACTCTCAGTTTTGAAATGTTGAGGGCAATGCGAACATTTGAACTTGTATACTTGACCATCGAGCTTGCCAAAATTTGTCTTGGCGAGCTTTTTGACTTTTTTCTGGTAGACAGGTGGTGGAGTCACCAAAGTCGATGCGTCAGTTGCACTGTTCGGGTTGAACCTACTAGCGAGATATTCTTCTAAGACTTTTACGTCAACTAATACCTGCTGATTACTTTTTTTAGCCATGATTACCTCCTTGTGGTAAGGCTGTTGTATTTTTTGATACGCACAAAAGAGCACGCCACAGGTGTGCTAAAGTGCAGGAGCAAACAAATCAACAGAACTACCTAGCACGAGGAGGCATGGTTAAACAAATAATCAATGCAGGAGTTGAGGTAGTTAAAGGCTTTGATGAATTTCCTCGCAGGTTCTTACCCGAAAGCAGTCGACCTGCACTTGCAGGGTGACGACCCAGCTTCGAGGAAAAATCAAAAGCCGACAAGATTTGGCTAGCCGTAAGCGTCAAGGATACCAAATGTTCCACTGCCCGGCATTTCTGAGATGGTAAGCAGGTACATAGCAAGACAAGACGTATCTACATTGATAACTAGGAACAGGTGGTAGCCTGCCTACGCTCCACAGATAAATGCGAGCTGGAGCCTAGGGCTCCAAGCTACTTAGCATTTAGCGTGGAGTACGCCTGCGTAAACGAACATCAAAGATGTTCTTACGCATGGCTAGCGTGCCACGCATCGTTCTCGCACTTAAGGTGCGAAAGAACTTTGCGTGTTATCGTAACGTAAACGTGATCTTGTGCCCTTGGCACAAGCACGTAGTTACGATTGGACTTACGTACGCTAGCGTGCCCTAGGCACGTAGGGGGCGTACTAAGTCCAAGAACGTAGCGTAAGCTAAGCTCTAAGAGCTTACGCACGTTCTAAGTGCCATGCACAAGCTAAGCTCTAAGAGCTTGTGCTAGGCACGCACGCCGTAGGACGTTGTAGGGTATTCGTATATGTTATGGTGGTACTCAGCGTGCTGAAACCCTACGTTGCACTTAGGGGACTATAGGGGAGTGTGTGTGTGCACATGCTATACGCAAGTAATACGTTCTACGTTCTAACGTACCCCCTACTCTCTAAAGAAAAAGAATATATATAAATATATATTCCAAAAAGAAAGGTCTCTCTCCCCCATTGACAGGTCGGTTTTTTATGGGTTATTATGCTCTCTATGGCAGATAACAATAATCCATACAGGCAATCAACTAGAAGACTCAGACCTCAAGGTAAAACCTCCAAGAGGTTATCTAGCCTAACACCCGATGGTCTACGCAAGAGGGTTCTTGACGCATTGCCTTTATGGGAGTCCTACCCTAGGTGGTTCAGGAGAGTATTGGTTCTGCTGCCGACCCATGGTGATTTGTTTTCGATAGCAGAAGAGTTAAACACTACTCCTGATGAACTGCAAAGCATGATAGAAAAGAGACCTACATTTACAAAGCTTGTGAAGTTTATTCAGGACAATGGGCACTACCCTGCCTGTGCATCAACCAAAGAATATTTAAAGCATGCCAACCTTGTTGAGCACTATGCAAATGAGAGCACTGTGTCTGCTGTGATACACTTAGAAACTAATGCAGGACAAGCACCAATCAATCACAAGATTGTTGACGCTGCAGGATGGTTTGCAAACATAGAGAATGACACAGAAAGAGTGCGTAGACAGCAAGCACATGCACTTGACAAATACGAGAAGAAGATAGATTCTGATGCTGTGGTTGAACAGGTAGAAGAAGGATTGCAACCCTTTGTAAGAGACATCAACCCGGAGGAACAAGATGGCAACGAAGAGAGTAAAGTTTCCGAGGAGACAGGCACTAAGTAGGTCTGTCCCCAAATATACTCCATCGCCTTGGCAAGAAGCACTACACCGTAATCAGGCAAAGCGTAAATGGGTCTGGGCTGGACGTAGAGCAGGCAAAGGTAGAGCAGCCATTCAAGAAGCTATCTCCACTATCCTAGAAGCAAGCAAGACAAAGTTTATTGTCAATGGAGAAGACGTTACTGACACCCTAGTTCCTGACATACACATCTGGACTGTTGCCCCAACCAAAGCACAGATGAGACAGGTGTGGAATGAAATGAAAGCCTATATACCTAGATACATGTGGAAAGGCTATGATGGCAGGGCTGGTGGTCGTGGTGGTGCATGGCATGAAGATGAATTTTATGTAGAATTAGAAGTAAGAACCCCCAACGGGGGGTTTGCAGCCGATACTGTACGCAAGAGCGTACTGTGGGAACTACGGTCTGCAGACAATCCCGAAAGTTTGCAGACTGTGGGACTAGACTTCTTACACATTGCAGAGTCACAAGATGTAAAGAAAGTGGCATGGGACAAAGTAGAATGGGTAACTGAGTCACCCGGCAGAATGGGAAGAGTATTTGCAGAAGGCATACCCCCTATCTCAAGGTCACACTGGTTCTCTCGGCAGTTCATGTATGCAGAAAACAATCCATCACTGCAAAACTATGCTGTGCGTGCAACAAGCTTTGACAACATGTATTTAACTGACGCACAGAAAGATAACATCCGGCTGCAGAAAGAAACCACAACAGAGTGGATATGGGAAAGAATGGTAATGGCAAAACAACCTGATGTCGGTGGTGGGTTCTTCAGGAAGATTGAAGATGCTGCTGTGGGCATGGAACTTGCTAGACCGATTGAAAACCACCCTTATGTTGCAGGACTTGACCTTGGTAAACAAGTAGACCCGACTGTGTTAATTATCAAAAACAGAATTACAAGAGAAAGCGTGCACAGCATTGAAATGTTAAAGACAGACTGGGTATTGCAGAAAGAAACTTTACTTGCTGAGCTTGCACAATGGAACTGCGAAACTGTAATGATGGACTCATCAGGTATGGGTGGTGATGTGCTATTTGATGAACTGCTGAACCTCGGTGTTCCCGTAGTTGGCAAGAAGTTTACACCTCAAACCAAGTACCAGTTGTTCTTGAACTATGCAGTCGCTTTGCAAAATGGTACTGTGTCTTTTCCTCCAGAGTGGTCCAAATTGAGAAGCGAGCTAGATGCAATAGAGGTACAACAAGCTGGTCTTGGTTATACCTTCAGGCACCCGAACTCTGCACATGATGATTGGGTGGATGCCGAGGTTTTAGCTCTTATGGCATGTGACCCAGCAGATACCTTTGACGAAGACTACGAGCCAGTAAACACAATAAGAACAGTTGAACCTTTGACCGATAATGGTGTATCATACACGGGAGGACGCTTAATGCGTTGGAGAAGACAAAGAAAAGCAAAGCAGTTACAAGAACTGCGAAAGTTGACAGAAATTAGCACAAATCAGGAGACACTCCTGTTAGACGCAATGGATTAAATGGTAAATAGTTACAGACCAACACAGATGGAATCAGAGTCAGTAGCCGAAGAAACTATTGATTTACTTTCAGCCCCACCTTTAGATGAGCCTGCTCTTAGTGAAGCATGGGTCAAGACACAACTGTCAAACGGTGGAGCAGCTTCTATATTTGATAAATTTTATGATAACTGTGCAGAAGCAGACGAATTTTACCTTGGGGAGTTTGACTACTCCGTCCCACTAGGGGGAACTAAAATAAACCTAGGAACATTCCATAGCATAATAGAAACTTTGGTAGCTCATGCATCCCCAAGATTTATGGACATAGATGTTCCAGCACCAAGCCCAAGAGCAACTGCAAGAGCAGAACTAATTGAAAAGTTTTTAAATGGTGCACACCACATGCTAGAACAAAACACTCCTGTTAAAAGAGAAATTGTTAAACACCAAGGACTGTATGGTCTATCAATGGTTAAGTTTGAGTTTGCTGGTAGTCAGTGGGGAGAAATGCCAGAACCACCAGAAGATGGTGGAGACATGGCAAGCTACGAACAGCGTGTCAAAGAAATTACAGAAAACAGAAAATTTAAATTCCCTATAATTTCAGAAGTAGTGAATCCACAAGAGTGTGTGTGGGACACTGCAAGTACACATCCAAGGTGGATTATTAGAAGTACAGAAATAGATTCTGAATGGGTTATGTCGCATTTCCCAGACTTTGAAGGAGAGGTAAAAGACGGCAAATGTGATTTTGCAGAAGTATGGACATCTACTCATGTAGGTTACATGGCTAACGGCAGATGGGCACTTGAGCCTAGAAGGCACGCATACGGCAGAATACCATGGATTTTATTTCACCCTCAGACAGGAATCAAAACAATCGGCAACAAACCTGAGCACTTGTACAGAGGTATAGGTTCAGGTAACTTTGGGATGATTAGAGCCGAGTCAAGACTTGCATCTCAGTATTTAGACATTGTGGGAAGAAACGCATGGTCATCACTTAACTTCCAAGGACCAAGAGGTATGACAGAAGAAGTGATGCAAGAGTTCTCGCAAGAACCCGGTGCACGTAACTACGTGCCACCAAACGTACGTATTGAACCACAGCAAACTGCAGAGGCACCACAATCTATATTGCAAGCGATGAACACATTAGAGAGAGCAATCGAAGCAAACACAGTGCCTGCAGTTGCCAGAGGAGAGAGACCATCTGGTGCAGCATCTGGATACCACACTGCTGTTCTTGCAGGTATAGCCAGCTTGAACTTTGGTGCGATTGTAGATGCAACAGAACGTGGCTTCCAAGAAGCTAACGAAATTATTTTAAGAATTGTTGAAGACGTAATTGGTGATACAGTTACAGTTTTTGGCATGACAGAAGCTGGCAGCACAGACGCTAAGATAAAGCCAAATGACATACGTGGGCACTATGTTAGTGCAGTTCGTCTAACATCAACAAGTCCTGAAGAACAAGAACGAAAACTGTCATTATGGCGAGATACTTGGAGAGCAGGATTTGTAGACTGGACTACTGCCCTACGAAAAGCTGGTGTGTCTAACCCACTAGAAGTTGTGGGTAACAGAATAGCTGAAGACTTCTTTAACTTGCCAGACATTCAGGCAGCATTTAGTCAACTGGCAGCACAAAGTCTACCGATACTTCAGCAAGCAGTTGAGGCTGCATCTCAAGGTGCAGACACTGGTATAGACGCTGCGTCAATAGCTGAAGGCATATTAGGTGGAATGCCAAATGCAGGACAGTTTGGTCTAGGTAATCAAGCTGCTGCAGGTGCACCAACTGGTGGGCAGATAAGACCAGTTATGCCGGGAAGCATTGATGAACAGAATTTAATTGGAAGACAAATGGCTAGCCCTAGAAGAGGACCACAGCCAAGCGTGGGTGCAGACGTACCACCGGGTCTTGATGATATAGGAGCATAATGGCATACAAAGATAAAAGGTCAGTAAGAAATTTATCGCCCATAGAAGCTGGGTTTGTTAGGTTTTTTGAGCTCATGGAAACATCATTTAAAAATGTAAATAAAAATTATAAAAACATTGAAGTGCAAAACCCGAAACCAGTGCAAAGGAATCCACGGACTCCTGACAGAGATTTTAATAGTCCATTTCAAGGAGGAATATAATGGTAATGCCTTTTGACACATACGGTGCTTCACAAAGAGCAAGAGAAATGCAGGATGAAGTAGAAAGAAGAAGAAGGTTGCAAGCAGACTTAGGTAACCCTCAAGCAGATAATGCTAATATATACTCTACTCAATTTAGCCCACCTCCCGGTGCAATGAATCCTGCTTCAGACCCAAATCTAACTAGCGTTCCGGGTCCACCAGCAGATATTACAACTCCATCAGATGTGGTTAACAGGCAAATGTTATTTACACCATCGCAAACTTTTGTGTCTGCAGAAGAAGAAGAAAGAAACAGGCAGAGGCAAGCACAAATAGATGCTCAAAGATTAGATGCTACATTACGTGCACAACAACAAGCTGCTGCAGCAAGAGAGTCAGGTGGTTTTGGTGTAAGGCAATATGGCACTTCAGTTGACAGACCGGGTTTAATTACACCAGAATTAACACCACAGCAACAATTAGAAACTTTAAATGAAGGTGCTAAATTACGTGATGAACTAGCTAATGCACTATTTGGCTCAGTCCTTAAAAACACAAAAATAAACCAAGCAGCTTATGATAATCCAAACTCTGAAGTAAATGCTTTACTAAGAATAGGAATAACTCAAGAAGATTTGTTAAGCAGTAATCCGAATGTTCAGAGAGAAAATATTAGAAAAATTATTGAATCAAATATAATCCAAGACCCTATTTTTGACAGTGCTTTTGGGATTTTAGCAGACATATCTCCTTTTGGAGGCTCTCAAGAGCAAAATAGATTGCAAAGAAGCATTGATATTAATTCAAGATTGCAAGCATTACTTGGGGGCACTGGTGCTCCTTCTACGCCAGCAACGGCAACAGGCACAACTACGCCTCCAGCCACAACTACGCCTCCAGCAGCACCGGGCACAGTAACTCCGGGCAATGTTGTTGATGGTACAGTGGGGCAAGGCACAGTAGGTCAAACGCCTATAGGGCAGGTATTTAATCAGGCATACGATGCTATTGCATTACTTAGAAGTGGTAGCACAGGTACTAGATTGCCTTCAGAAATTTACACGCTTGCAGCACAAGAAGCACAGAGTGAAGCTAGGACTGGACCTGCAACCGACTTAATTGACACATTTAATTCAATACTCGCAGACCCTAGTCAAAGAAGTTTTACTCCGTTTACTGAACTAGAACTACCTGCACAGCTTGCTGCTGAAGAACAAAGAAGGCAAGAAAGCTTTGCAGATGCACAAAGGTCAGCAACACAAACTTTTGAAACAGCTCAACAAGGCAGACAGCAAGCATTTCAAACTGGTGAAGCACAGCTTGAAAGAGATTTTGCTTCTAGCGAAAGAGAAGCTACGCAAGCTTTCCAAGCTGGTGAAAATGCTTCACAAAGAGCTCTTGAAAGAGATTTGGCAAACAACTTAAACACTACTAACACAGGCATTGCCAACATAAGTGCACAAGCCTCAAGAGATGTTGCTGAAATGAACAGGGTATCTGCAGAACAGGTAGCTTTAATAAATACTAGAAGTGCAGAAGAAGTTGCTAGAATTACAGGATTGAATCAACAAAACATAGAGCAAATTAAAGGACAGTTTGCAGAAAGCGTGGCTAGGCAAACTGGTCAAGATAAAGCAACTGTTCAAAAAATTATAGAAGATAGTGCTTTGGCAAGATTAAGAGAACAGGTGTCAAGCAATGAAACCATATCTGACAAACAAATTCAAAGTGCAAAAACATTACAAGAATTGACAGGTCAAAATCAACTTGACATTGTTAACTTGCAAAATCAGGCAGCAGAAACAGTTGCAACTGCAAACAACACTAATGCACTTGAGATTGTAAAATTGCAAGGTGATGATGCTTTTGCACTTGCACAAATGCAGATTAGTAGCCAGTTTACCAATCAAGCTGAAATAGAAAGACTGCAAAGCGAATATCAAAAAACACTTGCTACATTAACAAACACAACTGAAGAACAAATTGCAAGAGTTAATAATGACGCAAACGCAAGTATAGAGGCAGGAAGAATTGCTGCAGATAAAGCAGCTTATGAATCACAACAAGCATTTCAATCGCAAGAAGCTCAGGCTCAAAGAACATTTGAAAGTGGTGAAGCTACAGCTCAAAGAACTTTTGAAGGTCAGCAGGCTACAGGTCAGCAAGCTTTTCAAGCTCAAGAAGCACAGTTAGACAGGGCTGCACAAGCTGAAAATGTAAGAACACAATTCTTAAATGGATTGCAACCATCAGAGTTTTCAGAACTGCAAAGAGATATTGCTAGAGGTGGTTTGACTGTAGAAGAATCTGAAAACCTTGCTGCACTTGTTGCAAGGGGTGGTCTATCTGCAGAAGAAAGATTAGCAGAAATGAATGCAGAAAGCAGGTCAGACGAGATGAATGCGTTTATATCGCTACTATCTAACCCGTCTGCATTAGGAGCTTTTGTTACTGCAATATCTGGAGAGTTACCATTTGATGCAGTACCTACATTAGGGCAGTTGTCAGACATGACTCCAAACAGAATACAGTATCTACAAGGTGCACTATCTGCATTAGGTATAGACCCACAAACATTTATTAGAATGGCTCAGTCAGTTACTCCACAAGCATTCCAAGAAACAGGACCGTTTAGCCAAATAACAGCTATGGTAGCGTGAGGTAATTAATGCCAACGCCATGGGAAAAATATCAACAAAGAAGAAATAATCCATACCGAGGTAGTGGTGGATTTAAAGGTAGAGCATTAGCTCAAGCCAAAATTAACGAATACCAATACCCGTACGAAATGGGTAGCGTTACATCTGTAGAAGTTGACCCAGAAATAGAAGAACAGAAACGTAGAGAAGCAGCAGAAGCACAGAAACAAAAAATGCGTGGAATACTTAGTGGTCCAGCAGCATTGTTTCCTAACTTGCAAGATTTAAAATCAGGCGAGGGTCTTAAGCTTGGTGTTGACGAAACAGCTCTTCCAAAAAGAGAACAAGAGATAAGTGGCAAACAAAACCCTTTTAAATGGGCATTGTCTAAAACGGTTGCACCTACGCTAGAAAAATGGCAAGAACTTACAGAAACAACTGCAGGTTTAGTTTCAACTCCTTTTAGCAGTGAGTTGCAATCTCTTAAAAACCAAGGTGTATCTGCAGGTGATAGGTGGAGAGCAATAGACTTGCCTACTATGAGAGTAGGTAAAGCAAAAGGTGAAGGCTTTGGATTTGATGTTGGTGTTAAAGGTGCAGTTGAATTAGTTGTTGACCCTGTAGGTTGGGCAACTACTGTAATGCCAATAGGGTTGGCATTTAGAGCAGCATCATACCCTGCAAGAAAACTAGGAGCAGTTGCAGGAAAATTAACTGGTGTAACAAAATTGTCTCAATCAGGTAAACAAATTTATGCAACAGCAGTTAAGCAAGCTGACGATGTAATTAAAGCTGAAATGGACAATGTTTCGCAAGATATATTTACAGAACTGTATGAAAGAAATGTTTTAAGTGGTCCAACAAAAAATGGTGGGCTTGGCAAAATTGCTGAAGCAAGAGTTATGTCAGAGCCAAACCCTGACTTGCATATACTTATGAACTACGATGAAGTCATGAGCAGTAAAGACCAAATTGGTTACGTAGATGGATTACTTGCATATATAAACGATAAAGCAACTGCAGTAGAAAAAAGAAGAAGTGGAACTTTCTTTAGAGCTATGAATAACACTGTGCAAAAGTTTAGACCAAGTGTTGCTAAAAGAATGAGTGCAGAGGGCAGAATAGAAACTTATTATAATCAATACATTACTGCAATACCGACTGCAGCAAGGTTAGCCAAATCTGAGCTAGAAAATATTGACCATGTTGAATTATTTAATTTAAAGAAAAAGTCTTTGTCGGCTAAAGTAAAGGCTGACCTGCCTGAAGACGTAAAACCATTAGAGTTTCAGATTAACGAGCAAGCATTTATTACTCCTAAAATTAACAATGAAACAGTAGCTTTTGCTGACGATGGCAATGCTACAAATTTAATTAAAGGAATTAAGGCTCTTACAGACGATGCTATTGACACTAAAAGATTAAGGGTCTCTGTTAACACAGACACAAACACAGTAAGTTTGGCTACAGAACAAGGGTTTAGTCTGGGCACACTTAGGTTAACAATAAACCCTACAAGTGGTACAGGCAAAATATTAATTAAAGGTGATGCAAAAACTTTAACATCTAAAAGAAAAGAAATAGAGGAAAGCCTGAAAACAATGAACAGACGTGCAGATGCTTTTGGGGGAGATGAAGCTCAGAAACGTTACGCAATACAAGACGATGGTCACTTTGAAGCTTTTAATAGTGCATCTTACGCATTTGAGCCTGAAACAACAAACGTATGGCAACTGCCTAAAATATTTGGAAAAAAAGAAGTTGAAAGATTGCAAAGGTTTAGAGAAGATGAACAGATTGCAAGTAGCCTTGGCACGCTTGGTGGCAATTTAAGAAAGGCAATAGCAGATGATATTGAGCCAATCATTAACCGTATTGGCTTGTTAAACAAGCAAGTAGCACAAACAGGTAACCAGCAAGCACAGTTTGTTAGAGAAACAGCATCTATAGTGCAAAATGCAAATACAATATATAAAAACGGAATTAACAGGTATTTTGCTGAAACACAAAATTTTATAAATAATGCAAACAAGGTTGATGATTTAAAAGGTTTATCTTTTACATTTAAAACAATAGCACAACAAAGTGATGAAGTTGTCCCTAAATTGCCACAAAATTTAGCACAAGCTAAAAGCGAATTGTCAGATTCACTATATAACTTAAAGAAAAATTTTACAGACATTAAAGATTTTGTCACTCCAGATGAAGCTTTAATTGGCTTAAGAAACCTTGACGATGGTTTAAGAAATGGTCAGCTTAGAGCAAATGTAAAAAATCAGGTTGGTACATTAGATGCATTTTTAGGCGAAAGAGAACTAAATGGTGTTGTAAGGCAAATAATGAGGTCTTATGCACAAAAAAATCAAAACTTAGATTTTCTTATTGAGGAAGGAACTAATGTATTACGAAAAAAATCAGACGCATTTACTCCTAAACTTGTATACAAAGACCTTGAAAAATTATTTGGTAAAGGTGCAAGTAGAATAGGAACTACAGGTGCCAAGGGTCCTGCTGGTCAAATAATAAGAGACCTAAGAAATGAATTTAAAAAACTGTATGGATTAACTATTGACGATACAGCATCAGTGCAAAAAGAAATGCCATTCTTGCAATTTTTAGATATGGCAGGCACAGTCGTAGGTCATTCACACAGCACAGGTACACCAATTAGATTATACACCACTGGGTACTTTGACTTAACAAATAAACAAGCTAGCTATTTAGATAAGTTTTATGAAGTAATGGACAGGGGTGGTCAGATTGTTAGAGAAGAAGGTGCACTGGGTGCATTTGATGATGTTGTTCAAATGAAAACATCTAATTATGTGCATCACTTAGTTGAGTCAAGAAACCAGATTATGAACGAATATCAAGTAATGGAAGAAATTATGCAAAACGGTGCAACAATTAGCCCTAAACTTGGTAAAGAGTTATTTCAAAATACAAGAAGTTTTACAGATGTAATAACAGAGGGTATTGAAACTCAAGGTATAAAATATGCTGACAACCCTGCAGATATTACAGAAGCTTTTTATAAACAAGTACAAGAATCAGTAGCAAACGAGCATTTAAAAAATAAAATAAGAGTTGTTGCTGCAAGAGAAATTGACAGCGTTGCTATACAAAAAAGAATATTAAATACTTTTACTAGCTCAAGGATTATAGGGCAAGGCTTAACAGGGTTTTCTATTAATAACGCAAAAGCTTTTACGGAAACTTACAAAAAAAATTATTTAAATAATAAAAACAATCAGGTGTTTATAAAGAAAAATTACCCTGAGTTTGCAAAAAGCTTAGACAATTTAGCTGATATAGACACCCTTGACCCTACATCAATCGAGCTTTTAGTAAGTCAAAATACTAGAGGTGATGTTGTGCAAAGATTTTTAGATGACGTAGCAGAGAAAGAAAGGTATCAACAGAAATATGTAGACAACATTAATCTTACTCTTAAGCAAACTAAATTTACCGTGCCTGAAGTTTTTGGAAAAGGAATATTTGCAAGAGAAAGGAATGCAACACAAGAAAGGTTGTTAACAAGATATAACGGAACAAAAAGTGGTGCAAATATTTATGGGTTAGAAGATATACTTTTTGATGACAAATTAGCTACAAACATAGAAAACGCACTAGGCATATCAGAACCCGGCACGTTTGCTAAATTTGCTGATGCAACATCTAACGTAACTGACAAGATAAGAGTATTGCAGACAGCCATTGACCTTGGTACCCCATTCTTGCAAGGTTTGCCAACGCTTGTTACAAGACCAACATTATGGGGTAAAGCAACTATTGAAATGTATAAAACAGTCTTAAACCCAAGAACAGGTGGTGCAGTACAACGAACTGCTTTTTACAGAGAAAAAAGAGATGTAATTAGAAAAATGAACAGGCTTGGAATTAATATGTCAGGCACAGGTAATGATTATTTTAGAGCTTTAGATAATGGTGGAAGTGTTGGTGATTACATAAAAGGTAAAGGTTTTAGTGATGACAATGTATTTGTGAAAACAGGTGTAGCAGCCGATAAAACTGTTGGAAGATTCCAAGATGGGTTTGAACATTTTGGTGACATGTTAAGAGTAGGTCTGTTTGAAGCACACGAAAGAGATGTAGTTAAAGGGTTAGGTGCTGATGCTTTAAGAACGTATGAAAGAACAGGACAGGTGCAAGATGATGCAGTTCGTAAGAATCTTGATGACTTGGGTCAGTACGTAAATCAAATGACAGGTGCTTTTAGCCACACACAGAACATGATATCTAGGCAACAAGCAAACATTGAAAGAACATTTTTATTCTTTTCGCCAAGCTACACACGTGCGTCAATGGGGCTAGTTGGTAGCGTACTATCAGGTGGTCTTAAAGGTGAGGCTGCACACAGTGCACTTAGAAACATGCTAGCTGCAGGTGTAGGTATGCACGTAGGGGTTGCTGCTGCACAAGCACAAGCACAAGGCAAACCTATTGAAGAATTTTTAAATTTAGACCCATCAACTTCCAGCTTCTTAACTACAGACATTGGTGGAGTAAAAGTGGGATACGGTTCTTTTTGGAACTCATCATTTAAATTATTTGCAAGAATACTGGAGGACCCGTCTTTTAGAGGAGATGTCTTAGACTCACCATTGTTGATGACAGGTGCTGGTAGAGGGCAAGCTGGATTTGACGAGTCAGGTATAAAAACTAAAATAGCAAACAATCCTGTTGTGCAATGGCTTAGAGGTAGAAGTTCTCCTGCTGGTTCACAGTTTTGGAACTTAGGTATGGGCTCTAACTATCTTGGAGAAGAATTATCTCCTGTATCAATAGATGCAGCACAAGAAATTGGAAGCAACCTGTTTCCGTTTTGGGCACAGAACTTTTTTGACTCAGGTGTTACTAATGGTGCAACTTCAGCTCCTTTTGAATTTTTAGGTTTAAGGACATACGAGATACCACCATGGGAAAGAAGAGATGCAATACGTGATGAGCTTGCTATGTTAAGGCACGATACATTATGGAGAGACCTTAATGACTTGCAAAAAAAACTTATACTTGACGACAAAGGAAACAAGAACGTGCAAAGGTTAGTTGAGATTGATGCAGAAATAAAAGAAAAAAGACGAGTTGTAGGTGGTGGTGAGCTTGATAATCAAATTGATGATTACTATGCAGACATAGAAAGAGCACAACAATATTACGAGTCTGAAACTAAAAAGTTATTGCATTTGCTGCACAACAAAGTGTCAGATGAAAACGGTGTAGTTATACAAACACCTGCAGATGTTATAAGAAACGAGAAAAGAATAAGAAACGAAAAGAACACTGCAATAGAACTTTTAGATGACCCTGTTTCAAACCCACAATATCAAAACGTAAAAGCATACTTTGAATCTTTTAATAATTTTGACAAGACAGAAAGACCAGAAGATTACTTTGCAGAAAAATATGCTGATATATATTTTTCACCAGAATGGGAAAACTTTAACTTTTATGACTTTAAAGCAAGGGACGAAGCTATAGCTGACCTCAAGAACAGATGGGGTGGTGATGGAGAACAACTAGAACAATATGCTAAAAACTTATTGTTTGGCAGAAAACTTCAGGTAGACCCACTTATATCTGAGTATTACATAGGAGTAAATAAATACTTTGACTTGTATTACAAAGGTGCACACGATGCAATCTTTACAAACAAGTACAGAGGTGAGTTTGATGCACTGTACGAAAGATTTAGAAAATCAGGTGTGCGAGACCAAGAGTTAATATTAGAAAAAAACAAAAGGTTTAGGAAAGCACTTAACTCGGAGATAGGTGCAGTTAGAGAGTCTATGAGAAAATTAGACCCTGCATTAGACGCTTTCTTGTATAGGTTTAGAGTGGGTGGCATTTCAAAACCTATGCACCAGTTTAACCTTGATAGGGTAGATGAACTCAACCAATTAGGGCACATGGACGAGTATGTCCCACAATGGAGAGTTGCAGGACAATAAAATGAATATTATAATCAAAAACAGATAAACATTGGGAGGCTACGGCTATGACCACAGAAAAAGATAATATTGAACAACCAGAGACTACGGTCGAGGAACCCTCTGTAGAAACCCCTGAACAGGATAATACAGAGTTACTAGAGCAGGCAGTGCAAGACGCAGAAGCTAAGGCAGAAGTTGAAGAACAGCCCTCATACTTAACTGAAGAGGACGTTAATAGAATACTGGCAGAACGTAAAGACGCATTTGATAATGCACAAGGACGAGCTCAGCAGTATACAAATCAAAAGGTTCAGGAAATTCAGGACAACGCTAAGGCAAATATAAAAGAATTTATGAACGATTTTTCATCTATATTGGATGAGGACCAAAAAGAGGTCTTAAACCAAAAGATGCAGGAGCGAGAAAGAAAAGCTAAAGAAGAGAAACTTGACCAGTTAATTGAAAACATGGACAAGCCTCAGCAAGGTTCTGGCGTAACTCCTGATAATCTTGAAGACTTAGAATCGGCAGTTAAGGACACAGCAACGGCATTAGGTTTAGACATTGATGTTAGAAGTAACAAAGATGTTTGGAAAGGCTGGGATGCAGGTATGAGTTTTTCTCAATCTGTCAAAGTAGCCAACGCCAACCTAAAAGCCATGGCACAAACAGGAAAAAAAGAGCCTGTACAAGGACAACCGGCTGCACAGAAAGTGCCTCCGACTACACAGGGTGCACCTACACAACCTAAAAGGGCGTATAGGAGCCTCGGTGACTTGTCGAATGCAATGATTGCTGGGCAGATAACGACTGAACAGTACAGAGCTTTAAAGAAAAAACTTTAGAAAAAGGAAAAATTAGATGGCAACAGGATTGACATTATCGTCAAGCTCAAGTCTGTCAGACATGTCAAAGACAGTTATTGCTTCGGCAATATCTAACATTGAACCTGCTGGTCCTACAAACCAGTTAGTGTCAAGGTATGACATTCCTCAAGGTGCAAAGCAAGTTAACATCCCTATCTGGGGAAGAAACGATGCTCACGCACTAACTGAGGGTGTAGACATAAATACACCACAACAACTTTCTGTTACTGTGACAAGCATTACTGCATCTGAACACGGTATCATGACTTTTGTTTCTGATAGATTAAGCAGACAAAACAACGAAGACATATTAGCACACGTAGGTGAAGTGCAAGGTGGAGCTTTAGGTAGATTACTTGAAGACGACCTAATCACATTATTCGATGGGTTCTCAAACTCAATCGGTTCTGCTGGTTCAAACCTAACATACAGAGATATTGCTGGTGCAGTATCTTTCTTAAAAACTGACAACAACTCATCTTTTGGTATGGCTCCGGGACAGCCTAACGCAGTTATGCACCCTGAACAAATCAGAAGATTCGTACAAGAAGTTACTGGCATACAGGCTGGTGGTTCTGGTATGGCTGCACAGCCTATCCCAGAAGGTATCACTGCTGACGTAATCCAAAACTACTTCAGAGGAAACGAAAGAGCATTTGGTGTACCGATTTTCCAATCAGGTGTACTAAGCAGAGACGGTTCTGGTGACGCTAAAGGTGCAGTATTTGTACCGGGTGCACTAGCACTAGCTATGGCTCACGAAATGGAAGCTGAAGAAGAAAGAGATGCGTCATTAAGAGGTACTGAAATGGTAATGGTAGGTGAATGGGGAGAAGCTGAAGTAGCTGACCCTTGGGGTGTAGAAATGCTAGGTGCTGCAGACGCACTATAGGAGGATAAATGACGACTAACCAAGATTATTACGTAAAACAGATTGAGACTAACGATGCTCATCAGTACACAACAATCTTTGATTCTGTGACTGGTTCACCATTCAGGGTAAAAAATGAAATGGTAGGGCATTACCTTGAGAAAGTTAAACGTGAAAATAAGGTTGTCGACAATAAACTGGTACCTTCTGACAAGTTGATACCAGCCTTCGTTAAAACAACAAATGAAATTATTGGTTCTCCGTCTTCCGGCAAGATTGATAGGGTTGCTCCTGTCAGTCAGGTTAAAGCTGGGAAACGAAGACGAGGTAGGAGAGGTAGAAAGAAATGACTACTCTATTAGGCAGATGGGAAACCATCATTAAACAATTAAGGTTTGAGAATAATTGGGCTGAGATTCTTGAGAGTTATCTTAAGGAACAAAAGCTTGACGAACTTCCTGAGCCCGAATGGTCTGATGACCCTACCATGGCTTATGTTTATCTACCAACTCGCACGCTAAAAGGCACGCTGGTACGGTACGACAAAACTAAAGCAAGAATGTTTCCAGAAAGCATCGTTGGGTATCTTGAGAAAGGTGGTCTTATGAAGCTCCCTGCAAAGGTTGCAGCGTCTAAGACGAAAGAGCAGCTCCCTGAGATGGAAACGGAGAAACCAAAACTTGAAAAAAAAATTGAAAAATTAGGAGACTTACAAGATGAGTAACACTATGGGTAACAAGTATGACTCTTCCAATGCAGAGACTCTATCTGGAGCTAAGACCTTAGCCGTCACTGACGCTAAGTTTCAATTCTTAGACCCCGGAGGTTCTGCAAGAAACGTAGACTTGCCTGACTTGAGAACACTAACTACTGACACAAACTCAGAAGGTACAGGTGACGCAGGTACAGACAGATACGTTGATGCTCAAAGTGGTTTTTTCTCTATTAGCAACACTGCTGATGGAAGCGAAGTAATCACTGTTAGAGGATGGAACGGTTCATCTACAACTGGAACTATATGTACACCAACTCAAAACGAAACTGCATTCCTTTACTGGACTGGAGCGACTAACGGATGGATTGGTATAGCTGGTTCTGACGCATAACCAATGAAATAGCTTGACTGGGGTTTGTTAAAGTTACATTCCCAACCTAACTCCCAAAGACCCCAGTCATCTTTAAAGGAGATAAGATGGCATTTGGACATCAAAAATTAACGGTAGCAGATTCTGCTGTCGGACTTACAGTACCTTCAGGTGTAAACTACGCCTGTATATCAATAGAAACTGCTGCAGTAAGATTAAGAGTTGACGGCACGAACCCTACAGCAACTATTGGGTTTCTTGCTAGTGCAGGTCAAGAACTAAAAATATTTGGAAATGACCAGCTTACAACAATTAAATTTATTAGAGACACAAGCACATCAGGTGTATTAAACATACAGTATGGTGTAACTGTTGACGGCAAGCACTGTATAGATATCAATGGGTAAATACAATAAATCAAATAAAAATAACATATTTAGAGACAAGCCAGAGATTACAATCTCAGAACACACTGTTGTAAAAAACGGTAAGAAGATGAAGATTGTAGTGCCTGAAGGCAAAATAGGATATGGAGATGTAGAGTCGCATGCACAGATGGCTGGCGACCTTGCAACAAAGCACAGCGATGACAACAAAGCAGGAGAGAAAGCCTACGAAGAAGTAAGGAGACATCGTGACACAGACTCTGGTTCTACCATAGAGGAAAACAAGCTAAAGATGGCTTACGGCAAGATGGCAAGCAGGATGCCTGTAATACAGCAATTTAATATTACAGACAATGCTGGTAAACACATTGCAACTGAGTACCTATTTATGAAGACAGAGCCTAGTGGCTTAACAAGACCTCTTAAGATAAGGGTTGACTTAGACACAGGCAAGGCACAGGAGATACCAGTATAATGGCTACAACCACTGCACTAAGCACAATATTGCCACAATTTGCTAGAAGAATAGGGTCTTACATAGGCTCTTTTTCTACAACTACTACAATAACTACTAACACATCTGTGATAGCTACTGGTCTTAGAGACCTTGGGTTCACAGATGATGATGTTTTAAATGACAGCTTTATTAAGATTACAAGTGGGAATAACATAAACGATGTAAGGTTAATAGGCGATTACACAGGAAGCAGTGGCACAATAACAGTTACAGGCACAAACTTTAGTGCTGATAGTGGTACAGGCACTACGTTTGAAATATACAGGTATGACCCTGACCAACTAAAAGATGCACTAAACGATGCAGGTAGACAAGCATTTCCTGCACTGTTTAAAAGAATAGACGACAGGACTTTAACTGTCGCACCTTCGCAGGCACGTTACGCACGACCAAGTAGCATAGAACCGGGATACATACGGCAGGTATACATGCTTCCACGTATAGAAGCTAAAACATACACAGAAAATATATTAAATGACCAGAACGTAGACATGGAAGCTAGTAGTAGCAGCTTAACCAACTGGACAGACAGCACACACATTACTGCTGCAGTAGAAATAGATACAGTTAGTCCTAACAACTACATGGTTTACAGAGGTGAGCAAAGTGCTAAGCTAACATGTGCTGCAAGCAACACTGGTACATTTACAATATCAGTTACCGACCCTACAAATTATGAATCAGAAGAGTTAAACTTTTCTATATGGGTATATTCAAAATACGCAAGCCTTGTATCACCAATGCTGCAAATAGATTCCGACACTGCTGTTACAGGTACGAGCCACAATGGAGGTGGCTGGGAAAGATTGACAGTATCTACTACAGCTTCAAACGTTGGAAGCACAATAAAAGCAGGATTAAGTTTTGGCAGCAACAGTGCAATTTACACTGTATATGCAGACGAAGCTATCCTAACTTCTGGACCTAGCGAATCACCAATAGGCTATGAGTCTATTATTTTTGATTGGAACGAAGAAGGCGACAATCTTATATTTAATACACAACCCCCACCACATTATCAGTTACATGTAGTTGGGTGTGGTGCTTTAGAAACACTTACTGTAGGTACAGACACAATTACTCTTGAACCACATCGTGTTAACTTACTGCTAGATTATGCAGCACTTACATTCTTTGAGGGTGAGTTAGACCAATCATCTACTGATGACCAGAATGCAATACTGAGACAGATAACGCACTACAGAAATAAGACTCAGACAGGAAAGGGAGAAATGGTAGCACCTTCGCTTAAAAAGAATTTGTTACCAGCAGATAGTGCATCATTGTTTGGGAGTTATTAATGCCATCAAACTACGATATTAAATTAACAAAAACAGATGGCAGTTCTAGTGAAGTTAAGCTTACCCTAGATAGAACACAACAAAGTGGTGGGTATGCAGTAGAACACATCTCCCCTGCTCCACCAAACCAAGCAACTGATGCTGCAAACTACCAACAACAATCGCCAGACCTTGGGCTTGTGTTAGACCAAGACTCTTTTCACAGAGGCTTTGGACAATCGCTCCTAGAGCGTTTTGATGACGCAAGTAGTGCTAACGCTGCTTTGAGTCGTTATGCGTACTCTGAGGGCGTGCTAGGTATGTTTAAAGGTGAGATGGTGCTGGGTTATAAAGAAGATGAAGTTAATGTGATACTTAGAAACGGCACACTTGAGAATGGTGGTGTGTCTGAGTTTACTGGCACAAATGTAACTTTGGCAGCAGACAGTGACACAGTAAGAACAGGTGACTTTTCAATGAAAGCTACAGTTACAGCAAACAGTGGCACAGTTACACAAGCATATTCAGGAACTGTATCCGTATTGAGAAGCAGAGAAGTAACGTTTGCTGCATTTGTAAGAAGAGAAAGTGGTTCAGGAACTATTACAGCTAAGATTGTTGACAGTGCTGGAACTACTACTGGTACTTCATCTACATCAGCAGCAGCTAGTGACTGGGAAGTTGTATACGCAACTAGAACTATAGACTCAGCTGCAACAAGTATTACATTGACTCTTACTGCAAGCACAAGTGGAGATGTATTTTACGTAGACGATATACACGTAACACCTTCGGGTGGAACAGACTGGACTAACCCACAAGAGTTTGATGGCAACATTTATGCAGCAGCAGGCAGAGTTGTATACAAATGGAATGACAGTGAAGAGTATTGGTCAGCAGTATATGCTGATGCATCTAACAACATAACAGACATGATTAGCTTTGATGGTGCATTGTATGTAGGGTTTGGCACAGCAGCAACATACCTTAGAAGCACAGATGGTACTACATGGGCTGCTCCATCTACTAACAGTGGTAATGGTAGGTTTGCAGAATTTTTTGAGAGAGCACGAAACAATAACGGTAATTACGCACTATTTAAAAGCAGAGCAAATCAAGTATCAATATCAATAGACCCGTCAGATACAGCTAACTGGGGAAGTGAATTGCAAGTAGGAGACAGCGACAGAAAGATTACTAATCTTGTGCAAGCTAACGACATCTTGTACGTAGGTCGTGAAGATGGTCTGTTTTCGTACGACAGAAGCACACAGAAGTTTAGAGACTTGCAGCCTGAAGCTAACCTGTTCCCAGACGACAACAACTTTAAAGCAGCAACTGGTAGAGCAGGACAACTGTTTGCATCAGGTGGTGACCAGTCTTTCTGGCAGAT